AAAGGTAATTGCTCCCGTATATTTCAACAAAGAGTGGGTGCGACAGAGACAGAATGAAAGAGACCGCCAAGCGACCCAGCGCTATATGTTGGAGTTGGAGGAAACTTCTTCAAAAGCGGCAAGCCCCGAGCAAGTGAACTTTTATTTATCTCAGATTCGAGAAACATTAGCGAAAGGTAAATCAAGTGCTGATATGGCAGATGGTGGCGGGCAGGTGGCATCTGACTTATGAGGATATTGCGATTTGCAGAATGGCTACGATTACGGCGCTACAGACGAGCGAATATATCTGCTCTGGTTGCACAGAATCTCTATCGAACGCGAGAGTCCAATGGCAAAGCCTAAACTCAAAGTAGGCGAAGAAGTTCGCTTCCAAGTTTTTTATAGAGCCAATTACCGATGCGAAAAATGCGGAGGGATGGCAGACACCTTTGGTTGGTCAGTTCACCACAGAGTTCCAAGAAAAATGGGTGGCTCTCGCAACGAGCAATTGCACTTGCCCGCTAACTTGATTCTTCTCTGCGGCTCTGGAGTTACTGGATGTCATGGCTGGGTTGAGTCTTACCGAGACAAGGCTAGGGAGCGAGGATTCTTGCTGACCAAAGTTGAGTCGGCGGAGGAGATTCCTTTTATTGACGATAACGATAGGGCGTGGAAAATATTCAATGATGGGGAAAAGTGGGAATTCGACAGGAGCAAAAGTGACCCTTATCTTTAGGACATGGATTGCCTATGCAGGGTTGATGAACACGAACAACTTGTCTACCGACTTGAGTTGGCGCAGCGCCCTTGGACAACCAATGGCGAACGCGCTGGCAATAGGTGGGAACGCGCTGAGTTGGTTAAGACATGGCGCTCAGCGTTTCATGTATTGGCTAAGTCCGAAAAGATTCCTGAGATGGAGTGGATTTCAGTTACCGTGGAGCCTCACCAAAAGGGAGGTCGCTTACAGGATGTAGGCGCTTGCAACCCAGCAGTAAAAGCGGCAATTGACGGAATCGTTGATGCGGGTGTTTTACCAGATGACTCTCCTAAGTTTATGAAGTCTCTGATATTTCTACCTCCGCAAAACGATAGGAACTCATTAGTTTTATACATCAGAGGGGCAAAGAAAGAGAGGAAAGTATGAACTGGAACTTAATATTGACTGTAGTAGGATTATTTACTACTCTTGTATTATTCGCACCTATCTTCATTGCTTACGCACTTGCTTATCACAAAGCAAGAATGAGCGCAGAGTTAGAGGCGATTAGAGAAAATAAAAGGATGTTCCATCCAAGCAATGACGACATCAATTGGGAAGAAATCTTCGAAGGAGAGAAATAATGAGCGATGTACAGACAGCAGAACAATTAGATGGTCGTGGTTTAGATGAAGTTCGCTTGCTTACAAACGCAATGCGAGAACACCAGAACCAGATTTCAGATTTAGGTAAACGCCGTAAGCAGTTGATTCTGCGACTGCGTAAACAGCGCATCACATATCGAGAGATTGCAGATGCCATGGGAGTTTCAGAGCAGTTGATTTACAAAATCATCCGCAACGATATTGACCGAGCGCCAGTCTATGACGAGTCGGGAAATTTAATACGCCGTAGAGGTCGCCCAGCAAAGCCAGCGCTGTAAGCCTTTACTTAGAGAGAGTTAGGTAAAGAGTAATGGATGCAATTGTTTTTGATGATATGTGGCTTGCTTTAGAGCGCAAAGATTTTTCATTGACCTCAACAGTTCAACCAAGCAAAATTACTGAAGAAGCGTGTAGCCCTTTTGATTTTACCCAGACTGAGTTCTCTGAGTTTTTCCCATGGAAAAGACCAACACTTCTCAAAAATTGGGGCATAGGAGTTATCGTAGGCGCTAGTGGAAGCGGTAAATCCCTTTTGTTGAAAGAATTTGGGAAGATTGAAATTCCAGAATGGAAATCAGATACCTCTATTGTTGCTCATTTTGATTCCAGCCATGAGGCTGTTGATTTGATGTATGCCGTTGGTCTTTCTTCAGTTCCCACTTGGGTAAAGCCGTTTAATGTGTTATCAAATGGAGAGCAGTTCAGGGCTAATTTGGCTCGCTCGCTTAAAGATAATCAAGTAGTAGATGAATTTACATCTGTCGTAGACAGAAATGTTGCACAATCAGCCAGTAGAACTTTGAAAAAATATGTGACTGACCACAAAATTAAGAACCTTGTCTTTGCCTCTTGCCATAGAGACATTCTTGAATGGTTAGAACCTGACTGGATTATAGATACTGATGCAGGGATGTTCGTTATCAACCCAAAGGAGTGCCTTCGGCAAAAGCCAATGGTGGCAAAAATTTACGAAGTCGAAAGAACCATGTGGGAGCATTTCAAAAAACACCACTACCTCTCTGCTGACATTTCACCCTTCTCTACCTGTTTTATCGCGGTCATCGGAGGAGTCCCAGTTGCCTTCGCTTCAGCAATCACTTTTCCAAGTGGAACCGTGAGTAACGCTTGGCGCGGTCATCGCCTTGTCACTCTCCCAGATTTTCAAGGCTTGGGAATTGGACCGAGGTTATCTGATTGGGTGGCTAGTTATTTTGCTAGACAGGGTAAAAGATATTTTAGTAAAACAGCCCATCCACGCTTAGGGCTTTATAGAGAAGCATCCCCTCTTTGGAAACCTACCTCAAAAAATGGCAAACTAAGAACTGATGCGGTTTCGGCTGAGAGTAGAAAAGAAAATAGATTTCAAAACTGGATTTATAGCCCAACTCGAACAGTTTTTAGCCACGAATTTATTGGGGAATAATGAAAGCCAACATTCAGACAGGAAACATTGAAAGCGTAACTATCAGTTCGCTTACGCCTTACCCTACTAATCCGAGACGAGGAGACATAGATGCCATTGCATCATCGCTTACGGCTCATGGTCAGTATCGCCCTATCGTGGTTCAAGCGAGTACCAAGTTTGTTCTCGCAGGTAATCACACTCTTAAAGCGGCTAAGAAACTTGGCTGGAAAAAGATAAAGGCAGTTCTCGTTGATGTAGACGAGGACACGGCTAAAAAGATAGTTCTAGCAGATAACCGATTAACTGACCTTGCTGGATATAACGAGCCACTTCTCAAAAGCCTCTTGCAAGCGCTCCCTGAGTTGGATGGCACAGGATTTACTGCATCTGAGGTTGAGACTTTAGACCGCCTTATCTCTGGAGACCAGAAAGAATCTATAGGCGGCAACACTCTCAAAGATGACCCAGAGGTAAAGATTGCTGCATGGAAGTTTACAGTTGAGCAAGAAGCCTACGATGCGTGGAAAGAGCAACTTTACGAGGAGTTCGGAAAGACTAAGAGCAAGGCAAACGCTGGAATTAAACAGCGCCTTGGATTTCCAGAGCGAATCATGGAGAAGCCAGAACGGATTGAGGAGCGCTCGGAGAGTTCACCCGAGGATGTAGAAACCGTACCCGTAAACGAGATTATGACTCACCCGCTAAATCCGCGTGAAGGCGACATCGGAGCAATCATTGAGTCTCTTTCAACCATGGGGCAATACAGACCAATCGTGGTCAATCGCCCTACGAAGCATTGCGTATCAGGAAACCACACACTCCAAGCAGCAGTTCAATTAGGCTGGGAGAAGATAGCGGTGCATTGGATTGATGTAGACGATATTGAAGAAATCAAAATCTTAATCGTGGACAACCGCACTTCAGACTTAGCCACTTATGATTCTGGAGATTTGAATAAGTTACTGACCAGTACGAGTACCAAGGGAACAGGATTCTCAAAGGAAGAAGTAGCCGAGATTCTTGCAGGGGGAAAGACTAAGCCTGGGCATAGCCCGATAGGTCGCACCAATATCAGGGTAGGCACACACTCCATGAGAGTTCACAGCGAAGATTTGAATACATGGGCTAACACAATATACGGTTGGTCTGACATAGCCGAGTTATTACAGATACCATTAGAAGCGTGTACAACCGAGGAGCAAGAATGACAGTCAAATATTTATTGACTAATGGCAATAGGGAACTCAAGGTAGATGGAATCTTCACTTGGTCAATCCCAGCGCTCGCCACAAAACTATCCAACGGCAAGAATTTTTTGACTTGTCCAAACGCGGGAGTCTGCGCCAATCTATGTTATGCCCGTTCAGGCACCTATAACTTCTCAAATGTAAAAGCGGCTCATGTTCGCAATCTTGAATTGACCTTAGATAATCCTGAAGAATGGAAAACTAAGGTGAGCGATGAGTTGAAAGCAAAGCGTTACCAAGGGGGTAAATCAGTAAGAATTCACGATGCGGGTGATTTCTACTCTGAAGCGTATTTCTTACTATGGATGGATATTGCTAAAGAAAATCCTCATGTGTTCTTCTACGCTTACACAAAAGAGGTTGCAATGGTCAAGCGCCACGAATTGCCATCAAATTTTGTGGTCATCTTCTCAATGGGCGGTACTCAAGACCACTTGGTAGATAAAGAGAATGACCGTCATGCCGATGTCTTTCCATCCTTGGAAGCACTTGAAGAAGCGGGATATTCAGACCAAGGCAGTTCCGACCTTTTAGCCGCAACTTTGCCTACGAATAAAATTGGCATCGTGGTCAATAACATCCCTCACCTAAAAAAGAAGCAGGGTCAGGAGACCTTCGCCAGCCTCCAAGTTATTAGAGGGTAGAATAAACCAATGGCGGTAGCAAAGACACAACCCAAGGTTCCAGCAAAGAAAACGGCTGGGCGTAAAACAGCGCTACTTCAACCCGACCTAGAGCAAAACATCCTAGATTACATTCGGATTGGAACACCTGTTCGAGTTGCTGTCACATCGGCAGGGGTATCCGAGCAGACTTTTTATTCTTGGATAAATCGTGGATTAGCGGAACGAGAAAGATTAAAACTGGTTAAAGATGCAAAATCTAATCCAACCGAAGTTGTATTTCTTAAATTTCTTGAGTCTGTCGAACGGGCGAAAGCAGAGGCTATAACCAAAAAGGTTGCAGTCATAGCAAAGAGCGGTAACGATGGTGATTGGAGAGCGGCGGCATGGTGGTTAGAGCGCCAGATGCCAGAGGAGTTCGGAAAGACCGATAGGGTCGAGATTGGTGGAACCAACGGGGAAGCAATTAGAGTTCAGGTTGAAATGGGCGATTTAGAAGATAAGATTGCAAAGGTCTTAGCAATTCGAAAGAGGTAGAAATGGCTGAACGGCTAGTAGACCTCGTTCTCAATGCCACGCCAGAGGAGAGAACAAAGATTTATCTCTCACTCACCGATGATGAGAAAAACGCCCTTGGTGTAATTCTTGATGCTGAGATAACTAACCCTTGGGCTAGATACGAACATGACCCAGTTGGCTTTGTTGAAGATGGGCTAGGCGAAACACTCTGGTCTAAACAGCGCGAGATTCTTAATTCAATTCGAGATAATAAAAGAACGACAGTTCCCGCTTGTCACGCTCCTGGGAAATCTCACCTAGCGGCTAGAGCCGTTGCATGGTGGATAGCAGTTCACCCGCCTGGAACCGCTATCGCTATCACGACAGCAACAACTTTCAAGCAGGTTAGAAACATTATGTGGGCGCAGATTCGCAGAGTTCACATGGCACACAATCTTCCTGGAGAAATTCTGACTACCGAATGGAAAATGGATGACACAGTAGTTGCCTATGGATTTAGACCAGCCGATAACAATGAAGCGGCAGTTCAAGGTATCCACGCGCCTCACCTGCTCGTAGTAGTGGATGAGGCTGGAGGTTTATCGGACAAGATTGGCTCAGCCCTTGAAGCGCTTATGACAGGTGGACACACACGCCTCCTAGTATTGGGTAACCCACCGACAGACCAAGAGCAAACTTGGTTTGAGCGTATCTGCAATTCGCCTATCTATGAGTCCATCCCTATCGGGGCGTATGACACCCCTAATTTTACGGGTGAGGAAACTGGTCAATGTCGCAGTTGCCCACCCCATGTTGAGGCTCACGCGGTTGCTACGCACCTAGTAGACCAGAGTTGGGTGGATGATGTAATCAGCGAATTCGGAGAAGATTCTCCCTTTGTTGAAGCCCGTGTAAATGCCCGATTCCCACAAACGGGAACAGGAAAGGTCATTCCCTACCATTGGGCAGAA